CGACTTCTTAGACGAAACTTTCGGGCTCGGCACCACGGATGAGCTGGTTACGTCGATCGCCGATGGTTTCGAGCGTATGACTACGGCGATCGCCCGATCGTGGGAAAAGTGGCAGACGACGTGGGCAACCATCGGCGACATGCAGGGCTTGTTTGACATCCTCACCGAGCGAATCACGGGCTTTGGCGAAGACATCGGCCTGATATTTGGCGACGTAGCGGCGAAGATCGACGATTGGCTGATGAAACCGATCATCGATGCGCAGCATGCGTGGGCGCGGTGGATGAAAAAATTCGGTGTGGATTTGCCGGAGATGGAAGGCCGATCGTACGAACGCACCCGCACGCGCGGCTTGGACGCGGATGTGATGGGTTCCGGCGAGCTCCGCGGCTCGCGGCGTCGTGAGCGCGAATCAAACCGGCGTGGACGTGTCGCAGCGCGCGCAGAAGCGCACAAAAACTTCATCGAAGATGCGGCGCTAGCATCGCTGAATGATGATGAGCTCGGCATCGCCCACACGCCGGGCACTGCGTGGACGCTGCGACGCCGGGCGAAGTTGAAAGAAATCGCCGCAGCTCGTGCGAAAGAATCCGCAGCGGACGCGCTACAGTCGCAGGATCCCACGCTGTCAGGCGCACCCATGTCGATCCCGGCGGGCCCGATGTCGTCGCTAGATGCGGGCGAAAGCGCCATGACTTCGCAGGCGCCGGTGCAAATGGGCGACACGACGATCAACGTCACCACCAACGATCCGGCGGTGATGGCGCGTGTTGCCCAGCAGGTCGTAGACGCCAACAACAAAAAACTGGCTGCGGCGCTACCACGCCGTGGCGGGATGTGATGCGCGATGCCTACGCATGTAGAGCTCGGCACCGTGTGGATCGATGTGTCGGTGAGCGAAACGCACTCACTCAGCGCAGAGGTATCAGAGCATCCCGTCGAATCCGGCACCGATGTGACCGACAACATCAGGCCCACGCCGCGCACGATACGCGTGGAAGGTTTGGTTACGAACTACCCGATCGAGGAACCGCTATCGCACATCGGTACGGCTCGAGCGTCGCGCGCTGGGTACCAAATCAATGCCGCGCCTAATACGCTGCCGCGCGTCCCGCCTAACAGCATCGAAATCGAGGGCGAGCCGACCACGTACGGGTTGAACCGCGCACCGGGCTTTGGCCAGGCCCTGGCGCTCGCGAGCGGCATCACGGGCGCACTTGGGCTGCCGCGCCAGCTACCGCGCCGCAAATATGCTGCGGAGCAAAACAACCTGGACCGCTCCGCGTCCCGGGGTTGGCAGGTATCCGCTTTGACGTTTACGGAGGATTTTGATCGGGTGCGGGCCGTGTACGACGCGCTGTGTCAGATCGTCGACGCCGCCCAACCCGTGCAGCTGGTGACGGGCTTGGAAGTGTACGACACGGTGGCCTTGTCTGATTTGTCTTTCGAGCGCTCCGGAGACATCGGCCGCAATACGCTCAAGTTTTCCGCGAGCTGCAAAGTCATGCGGACGGTCGCCGCGCAATCGGTGCCGGTGCCTGCCGAGCAGCGCGGCAAGCCGGGCGTGTCGCGAGGCAAGCAAACGACGACAGTCACGCCGCCGGCCACGCTGTCAGACGCTGCCAAGGCGCAGTTGCGGGCGTCGCTGATCGAAAAGGCGAAGCTGCTAGGGCCGGATGCGTTTGCGGGCTTGCTCGGTAGCATAGGCTTTGGCGGCGGCGGTGGGTGACACCATGGCTTTACAGCGAATCAACACGACATCGCATCCGCTCACGACGCAGCAGTCAGATCTGGACGGTGTAACGTATGCATTTCGCTTCCGGTGGTCCGACCGCTCGAGCACGTGGCACATGGATTTGCGCACGCTGGACGATGATCCGATCGCGCTATCGGTCGCGCTGGTGCCGGCCTGGCCGCTCTTGCGCCGCGTGGTGTCGGCCATACGGCCGCCGGGTGAGCTGGTGCTAATCGACATGTCCGGGCCCGCCGACAACCCTACGCGTGAGGGTTTCGGCGATCGTTGGGTCTTGTACTACGTCGAAAGCCCGGTGCTGCGGTGAGTCAACTTTTCGGCCGCGCGATCACGGTGCAGGTGGACACGCTGCAGCTGGACGGCTTTGCGCTGGCGTTCGACATCACCAAGTCACTGTCGGCCAAGACGCCCAACGCCTGCGAGCTCAAGGTGTATAATTTATCGACCACGCACCGGAAGCACCTGCAAGAGCTCGAGCGGGTGTATGTGTCGATTTCCGCAGGCTATCAAGATGGGACGTCGCTGCTTTTTCGCGGCGATTTGCGGGACGTCACATCGTCACGTCAAGGTCCCACGTGGGTCACTACGATCACGTCCGATTCGGGTCGCCGCGCGCGCAAAGCCCGCATCGTGAAGTCATTCGCGCCAGGCTCGACAGTGGGTGACGTTCTAAATACGGCCGCCAAAGCGATGGGCGTGCGACTTGGCAACTCGGCACAACGCATCGTCAACGCCCAGATCTCCGGCACCCAAGCGACGACGTTTTTCAACGGTTACGCGCTGGCCGGGGCTATCGAATCGGAGATCGATCGGCTCGCTCGAAGCTGCGGGCTCGAGTGGTCGGTACAAGATGATGAGCTGCTTTTTCTGCCGTACGGCGCACCGCTGTCGCAGCTGGCGATCAAACTCACGCCCGAAACGGGTTTGATCGGTAGTCCGGAGCCCGGCAACAAGGGGCTGTGCGACGTGCGGTGTTTGATCTTGCCGGATGTGTATCCCGGGCGCCGCGTGCAAGTGGAGTCGGAGCACGTGTCCGGTATGTATCGCATCGAAACCTCGAAGCACACGGGCTCTACTTTCGGCAAAGACTGGTACATAGATCTGCAACTCAAGTCTGAGCAGCGAAAGGCGTCAACGTGACGGTATTGCCCTCCGGCCTAGACGTGCAGGACCTGTTTTTACAGCAGGCGCTATCCGATTTGCACACGTGCATGCCGGCGGAGATCGTTGCGGTGCGTGATGGCGGTGCGGACAAGCGGCAATTTGTGGACGTCCAGCCGATGCTGCAGCGCGTGATCATCGACGAAAACGGCGAGCAACAGAACGAATCGCTACCCGTCGTGCAAATGGTGCCCGTCGCATACATGCAGGGCGGCGGGTTTTTCATTTCGATGCCGCTCGCAGTCGGTGACACCGTGCTGCTGGTGTTCGCGGAGCGGTCGCTCGACACGTGGATCCAAAACGCCCAGCGCGCATCGCGGCAGCCCGTGATGCCGGGCGACCTGTCTATGCACTCGCTAGAAGGTGCCATTGCCATGCCGTGCGGGCCCGCTCCGCGGTCGGCGCTGCTCACGGGCGTGGATGCTGCGGATTTGGTCGTGGCGACCGCCACGGGCACCGTGTTGGCGCGCTTCAAGGCTAACGGCCAGGTGTCGATCGCAGAGGGTACGCAGTTCGTGGCGCTCGCGAATCTGGTGGCCACGGAGCTCGATCGCATCAAGGGCGACATAAACTCCCTAAAATCGGCCGTGTCAGAGGGTTTCAAGGCGGGCGGCGCGTCGGGCCCTGGCTTCGCCGGTGGTGCGGTGATGGATACTGCTTTTCAGGCGCTAGTAGTTGGGGTGCCCAGCTCGCCTGCAAGCGTTGCAGCCACCAAGACGAAAGCGACCTAACACCATGCCAAAACCCAGCAAGCTCCCGACATGGGCCACCGGCGCCGCTTCGATACTCGAGCCCAGCGACGGCAAAAAAGCGCAGGGCTGGGTGCCGGGCGAGCAGCCGCCTGCGTCGTTTTTCAACTACTGGCAGAACCTCGTGCACTTGTGGACCACGTGGTTTGACACGACTGTCGATTCCCACACGACGACGCTAGGCACGCACACGACGCAGATCGCAGCGCTGACGACGCGCGCGGATACGACAGATAACAAGCTTTACCGCGAGCAAGTGCGCGCGGAGATCTTCGCGCTCTGCAACCTGCATAAAGGCGCGATCCCGCCGGGGACTGCGCAGTTAGGTCAGGCAGCGGCCGATCCTCTAACTGGGCGGCTGATCGTTGTTCTGGGCGGCGCAAGTACAGCGACGTCGGTAAACCCTGACGTGTTGGCGTCTCTTGCATGGGGCCTAGCCGTAGCGGTGAACATTCAGCGCGTGCTGTGGGTGCCGCAATCGTCGCGATTTATCGGTTTCGGCGTGGCGTCAACGCTGCGCTGGACGGCGGATGGCGCGGCATGGTCGACTATCACGCCCAGTGGTTCCGGTGTGTATGGTCAAGGGATGATCGCGAACAATGGTTCGGGCGTGCTCGTGCAGTTAGAAGCTCGCGATCTCAATCGAAGCACAGACGGGGGCGTTACCTGGACGCTAACCACTAACGCTTTGCCCGTTGTCATGTCGGGGGCGATTGCATACGGCGCGGGTTTGTTCGTCGCCCCTAATGGGGGAGTCAGCAACGGTGACGTGTATACGTCACCGGATGGAGTGACGTGGACGGTGCGCCCGTTGCCTGCAGCGACGGTGCGGCATGGCATCATGCCGAATATCGCTTATCTGTTAGGCGTTGGTTTCGTGATGCTCAATTGGGAATCGGCGACCACGGCCAAAATCTATCAGTCACAGGACGGCATCACCTGGGCACGCACCTTGGATTTAGGGGCAGACATCCCTAACACAGGCAACGCGATGTTAGTTACAGAGTCGGCCATATATCAAACGATGGGGTCTGCTAATTTCACCGCGTCAACGTTTGCGCCCGATCTGGCTTTTCTAAAAGACGGCTCGATTGTTCGTTTCAAAATGACGAGCGTTCCGGGCGGAACGCCATTGCCGGGCGGGGCGGGGACCTTTGGCAATATTAGTTATGTGCGCAGACG